TTGTTGGTGATTCAAGTCAGGTCATTCAGATTGATATTGTCGATATGTCAGAGAAGGAAGATTTCCTTAAATTTACACAGTTTTCTAGCTTTGCAGATATTGCTGCAGGTGTTAAAGGTGTAGTTAGAGATCTTCTAATTAGAGGTATAACTTCATCAACACCGATTGATAACAAGAAGATGGAGAATCTTAGATCATTGATTCAAAACACCGAACAATACAAAAAGTTTGTTGAGAAACATGGTAAAAAAGGCGATGTTACTTTCAAGATAAGATACACATTAGGTGGTAGCGGTCTTGCATATAAAATTGCATGGATGGTTGATGGTAAGGAGAAAGGTTATAGCAGCGGAGGTGTTCAATACGATCAACTTCAAAGATTTGTTACTGACGGCGAAGCAATCAATGTAGATTATAACGAATTACAAATTATTGCTAACATCCTTGGATTTAAAACACCTGAACACATGAAGCATGTTGTTGAGATGGCTAAACTAATTTCAACATTCGATCAAACAAGAAAACAAGAGATCTGGGATAACCTTATTAAGAATATTAAAACAAAAATACCTGACCCTTCTAGAGGTAGAAATGTAGGTCAGATGTCTCTTGATGATGCGAAATCTGCTCTTAATTACCTATTACCATTCTTTGGCAATGTAACTAATAAGGACATTGACGGATTGTTTACTAAAACAGCAGATGATATTTTAAGTGAAGCTGTAAAGATGGTTGCTATCCCTCACATCGATCAGATGACACCTAAAGATTTCTGTAATCTGTTTAGCAGCGATGCATGGGAGGTATCTGAAAAGTACGACGGTTCAAATGTATCTTTTGGTTTAGATGAGAACAATAATCTGTATGTTAAATCAAAACGCGGTAACCCTATTACAGATGCAAATGAATTCTTTCGATTAGCAAAGGATCTCGAAAACGATGTATTCGAGAGTTTTGGTAACTTTTTAAATTCTCTTAATAAGAGCAATATAAAGGAAGTGTTAATGAGTCTACAAGAAAGACTAAACGCACCTATTCAAATTTTTGGTGAGTTGTTCGGCAAAGCACATATGAATGTTATTGAATACTCACCGGAGCTTATTGGTAATGGAGCTGTAGTTCTCTTTGGTGCTGTAAAACAAACAACCAGTAAAGGTGAGGATATAACTACCTCAAAACTAGGTAAAGATATCTTATCACAAGTTGCTGAAACAATAAATGATACGAGTTCTTGGAAGGCTTATACTAAGAAGCCTGTAGAGCTTAAAATTAAGGATATTATTAAGAAGCAAATCACTAGAGTATGTTCGACAGAAAATATGGCTGCTATGGCTTCGAGAAAGAGAACAGGTGATGAAGCTATACTAAAGGCTAAAGCTGTAAAAGAGTTTGAGCGACTTAAGAGCTTAGTTAAGAGAAATTTACTATCAAGTATTAGAAGCATTCCATCTTCTTTAGGTGCTAAAGAAATTGAAGGTACTATCATTAGAAATATGGAGACAGGCGCTATTGCTAAATTAGTAGACCTCGAAGACTTTGGTCGTCGTAGAGTTGAACAATGGGCAGGTGTTGATGCATTGAAAGAATATAGAAAGAGTCTATACAATGAGCTTAAGAATAATATTCTTAAAAACGCTGACATCTTTATTCTTACTGATAAGCAAATGCAAAAGCTTACTGATGCTATCGAAACACGTGGCTCTAAGTTTAAGACTCTAGACGAAATGTTAGATGTATTCTACGGTGATGCAGCTAGCGAAGTTGAGTTCTTAGAATCTAAGAAGATGGTAGCAGCTCTTACGTCTACGCTTAAAGAATATAAGTTAGATATTGAGAGAGCTCTATTTCAGATCGATGATCAAGATACTAAAGCTAAAACTGATACACAAAACGCTATTAACGCTGAGAAATCTCGTATCGACAGTTTCATTAAGACTCTAGAAAATAGATTACATAATAATGAAAATCCTTACTTGTCAGTAATAAGCTTTGTTTTAAGTCCTAAGTTTATCGATGAGCTTAAAACAAAATTCTTAAAAGCTGCAACAGCACAATAACACTGACCGTGTAGCATAAATAAGTGTATGAGGCATACACTTTATGATATAGCAAGGGCATATAGTACCATACGCGAGGCCGCTATGCCGGTCATGGTTACTACTAATGTCCCTGCTGATCACTTAGAATTTGAAGGCGGTTATAGTGAAGATGAAACAGATGAGACTGGCGAATGCGAGTCTTCTGACATCGAAATGGCATTAAATCAGCTTCGTAAAATTAGCGAAGTAGCGCCTGAATTACTTTCTATTCTCGAGCATAAATCTGATCTCGATGGATGGGCTTTAATTAAATTAGCCAAAGCTGCAGACTATGTCAGTGGTGTTCATGACTACTACAAATACAAGGATGATTGCGGCTGCCAAGATGCTGAGCAAGATGATGATCATTCAATAATGTTCCAAGTCGGTTATGAGAATCTCTAAGATGTCATTCAAAAAGTTTTACGAAGCAACCGTAATTGGTCTCATAGAAGAGATTGATATTGCAGGTATTGGCAAAATTGCAGCAAAAGTAGATAGCGGTAATTCAGCTCACCCTGTAATTCATGGGACTGATATCACACGTCAAGGAGACAAGATTCTATTTACTACAGTAGGAGGCAAACGTCTTATTAAAGATATTGCAGATACTATTAATATTAATATCGGTGGCGGACATGTCGAAGAAAGATATGTTGTTACTTTCAGAGTTAAATTTGCTGGTCAGGAATTCGACAATGTAGCTTTTAGCGTCGGAAACAGAGAGACCAATGAATACAAAGTACTCATTGGTCGTGACTTTATCAGACAGCTTGATGCTCTGATTGATGTCAATGCTAAGAATATTAGTACTGACAATATTGAGGTTGATTATTAACTCGACATATCAATAAACTTGTAGAACTCGCTACGAGTCTTATCGTTAAAACTTCCTGAAAAAACAAGAAGGCTTTATAAATAATAGTATGAAGATGTACTATATCTATAAATGGGTCAATCCAAAAACGCAAGAAGTTTTCTATGTAGGCAAGGGTAAATATGCAAAATGCTATAATAGAGCGTTTAATAAACATCACGCAGGTAGATGCGAGAATAAAAGAAACAAATTATTACAGCAAGGATATTTAAATACTGATATAATTCAAATTGTTGCGAGCAATTTATCAGAATCCGAAGCCTTAGAACTAGAGACAAAGCTTATTAAGGAATACGGGATTTTAGAAGAAGGAGGAACTCTGTTCAACTTCAGAAAAAATGGCACGGAAACAGGTAGTTATCAAAAATACCGCGAAAAAGATATAATCTCTATGATTAAAGCTTACGAGAGCGGACGCACCTTAAAGGAAATTGGAGTAATGTATAACGTACATGAATGTACTATACGTAAATACTTGCTTGATAGAGGTATCAAATTAAGAAGACAGGGATATACAGTACCTAGACCTGAAAATTGGGATGAGATTCTGCATGATATAAAAACAGGGATGTCAGCTAGCAAGGTTTCAAAGAAGTACGTGATTTGCGCACCAACTCTAAAACGATTGCTAGCTGACCATCCAGGCTAGTATTAATATTAATTTTACGAGGGCGATGACATATCGATAAACTTGTAGAACTCGCTACGAGTTTTATCATCATCCATAAAATCTCCTGACAGCTTGCTAGTTACCATATAACATCCTTCATGCTTAACGCCTCGCAAGCAGGCACAAGTATGCTGAGCTTTGATTACTACTGCTACACCTTGATTACCTTCACATACTGTATCTATAGCTGTCGCTATTTGTCTTGTCATCGACTCTTGGATTTGAGGTCGACGAGCGTAAAACTCTACAATACGGTTAAGCTTGCTTAGACCAATAACTTTACCATCAGATGATGGAATGTAAGCTACATGAGCGACACCAGTAAAAGCAAGGTGATGGTGAGAGCAAAGAGATTTAACAGGAATATTACATTGAGCAATAATGCCATCATATCCATCAGATGGAAATGCAGTAACAGTAGGAGGTTCAGTATAACAACCAACTGCAATATCATTTACAAAAGCCTTTGCAACTCGCATAGGAGTATTAGAGGAATTAGGATCATTCCGCCAATCAAAACCTAATGCATCAAGATATTTTTCATATGCTTTTGCTGCACGTTTAATAATAGTTTGCTTTTCTTTATCTGTTCGCGGCTTGTTACCATTTGCTTTTGGTAGCATAACAATTTCGCCGGCTTCATCGTGATCATGATCTTCCATTTCAATTTATTATAGTGCTTTATTTCTATAAATCAACATAAATAACAGTATGAGAAAAGAATCTCAAAGACAGTTAGTAGAAGAAGGTTTTGGTGATATTGTAAGAGGTGCTGCAAGAGCTTTTATGACATCTAAGCTTGGTCAAGCTATTAAGAGCGACTTACAGCCTTTTTCAGATATGGCTTCTGCATTTAGAGGGCAGCAGCCAAAACAAGTATTAAAAGATGCACTTAAAACAGAATATTATAATACATTTAATTTAAATACTGTTAAGATTGGTAAGGAAAAGAAACTTCAAGGTGATAGTGCTGGTAATAGCCGTGTAGCTATAGAATTTACCGCTAAACGTATAAGAGGTGTAAATGTACCAAACGCTCCCGGTGAATTAGAAGGTGGCGAAGGTAGTACAGACCCATCTAAAAAAGGAGAGGCTGAACAATATACAGCTATTCTTACACGCACGAAAAAAGGATCTAGTGGTGATTATACACTCGAAATTAGAGATAGCTCGAATAGGATTATAAATAAAGGTACAAAAGATAAAAAACAACGTGAAAAAGTTAGCTGGGGTGAAGAATTTGCAGATGCAGATTGGCCTAATCCGAGCAATATATCTGTTTCTGATCTAGCTGCATGGATTGAAGATGCAGCAGGTAGTGCTTTAACAAAACCACGTCGTATCGCTTTAGCGAGAGAATTTGGTGCCAGCGCATCTGGTACTGATTATATAGGTGTAGAAGATATGCTAAAAGCATTCCTCAGGAGGAGTCCAACGACTCAAGTGACAGAGCCAGAGAGGGAAAGTATAAGAAAAATATTTATAAAACAAAGAATCTTCGCAGAAAGCGTAGCAGCGGTAAATACTAGTAAAAGTAATAAACCTACTCAGTTGCAATTGCTAGAAAGTTCATATAATCTTAGATATGAACTACCAATCAACAAAGGTAATTGAATTAGGGTCTTGTGCGTTTAGACAATGGAGAGCACATCATAGTCACTGCCATTTTCTCCATGGATATCAGCTTATTGCAAAACTCTGGTTTGGAGGATCTGAACTCGACGATAAAAATTGGATTATCGACTTCGGAGGCCTGAAAGAGCTAAAAGCGAAGCTACAATATGTTTTTGATCATACCACTTGTATTGCTGCTGATGATCCAGAGCTCGAGACATTCATAGAGTTAGATCGTAAAGGTATTATTCAATTAAGAGTTTTCGAAAAGGGTGTAGGTATTGAACGAGTCGCTGAAGAAGTATATCGAATTGCTAGTGAGCATATCAAAGAAATTGCAGGTGATCGCTGCTGGGTAGAGAAGGTAGAATGCTTCGAACACGTAGATAATTCTGCGATTTACACACCTTCCAAAGCAAGTGCAGAACTTGAGATGCCTGCAGCACCACAAGAGACTATTACAGTCAACTATTCTCCACCATCACCTCCAGCAAAACTAGGTGCTAATGTTGGATCAAATGTTACACCTGGAAAGGGTAACTGGTTCTCAGGTACAACCTGGGGGTAATATTACTGATAAAATTAAAGGCCGTGGATCAAATCCACGGCCTTTTTTTATTAATGAGGATTTACACGCTCAAGAACCTTAACAATATACTTAAGGATCTTACTACGTACAATCTCAGACTCACCAAACTTAAAGCAATGAATATTCATATCTGCAGATTGTTGAGTATCAAATGCATCTAGAATACGTGTAATACATGTTGATTTGCCAATGTCTGCTTGGAACGAATCGCCGCATAAGATATACTTTGTATTCTTACCAAAGCGCGTAAGAATAGTTGTCATCTCGCTCATTGTTAAGTTTTGAATTTCATCAACAATAACAACAGAATCGTTAAATGTCAGACCTCTAACAAAGTTAACTGGTATAGCTTTTAGCACACCGAGTGATTGTAGGTAAGCACATGTTGTATCATCTGTAATCTCTTTTACTTTCTCAATAAGAGGCATAGAGTAAGGCATGAATTTATCGTCCAACTCACCAGGTAATGCACCAATAGATCTTGATGCTGACTCTACTACAGAACGTATATATGTTATAGATTTTGCTTTTCGTTCTTGTAGCAATTCTAAAGCAGCTAATACACCTAAGTAACTCTTTGCTGATCCAGCAGGACCGTCTACAATTACCATGTTTGTATCATCATGCTTAATGCAGTCATAGACTGCTTTGTGTTTCTCATTGAAGTGAAACGGCTTTTTGACCTTAAAGCTTGATAGAGTCCAATTAGCTTGGAGAGATTCTTGAATCTCAGTATCTACCACCATCGATTTACGCTTACGCGTTACTTTAGTAGCCATATTGTTGTATTATTATTTAGTCAGAATCATAAATATTAACATGCCTTACGAAAGAAAAGGGAAATGCGTTTACAAGAAAGATACTGGCAAGAACGTAGGTTGTTCAGATACAGTTGAGAAGGCAGAAAAACATCTCAAAGCATTATATGCTAATGTCGAAGATGAAGAATTGACTTTTAATGAAGCTGTTGAGATCATCTTAGAAAAGAATAAACCAAAGAAGAAGAGTAAGTTACGTTCTAAGTGTCAGTCAAAAGCGAAGGCAAAGTACGATGTATGGCCAAGTGCGTATGCGTCAGGCTATGTACAGAAATGTGTCAACCGTGGAGGTAAAATAAAGTAATGGACGAACCTGTATCACAACGACAATTACTAGAGAATCTACGAGATTGGTTTCAGCCACATGTAGATAAGAAAGGTAAAAAATTCAAAGGTTGGATTAACTGCAAGACAGGTGGTCCATGCGGTAGAAAAAATACATCTAAAGGCTCTTACCCTGCTTGTAGACCTACAAAAGCGCAGTGTAAGAATATTAAAGGTAAGATGTATAAAAAGAAGAGCTCTAAAAGAGTTAACTGGAAGAAAAAGTCTAGTTGATAAAGGTAATGATGTCACCTACGTTAAAAGGATGCTTTCGCTTTTGCTTAACTATCCATATACCTAAATTAACTCGTTTCAAGAAGGTTGAATAATCGCATTGTATCTCTCTCGCTGCTTCAAGTATTGAAGAGTATGTATTAAAAATAATACCGTTACAGAAAACAGTAATAGGTTTTGATTGATAAAACGTAAATCCATTTAAGTATGTAGTCCTTAAACTCTTACTCCTACGTTGTTGATGAAGTAAAGTAGCTTCTGGTGTACGTTTCTTTATAGCAGCTTTAATAGACTCACTATGCTTTTTGCCATACCTCTTACGTATAATTTCGTCGCGATTTTTATGGTATTTTGTTGTATCGCCACCAGCTGCGTGCTTTTTTACATTATAATAAACACCTCTCTTATAATATAATTCATTAGACTTTATTAAATCTAACCACTTTTGTTCTGTCTTTAATATATCTGCCTCATCACATCGCTCTAAAATTCTACGCTTAAAGCTCTCTGGCCTAGCCTTGTACTCCTTAAGCATATGCTTTGACGAGCAGACATAACCATCGTCTTCGCGTCCCTTATGCGACCCTAAATAGAACATTTTACTATCTCTATCATACCAAAGATATACAAATCCGTCTGATGTCATATTAATATTTATGTAACGTGTAATGGTTTTATATAATTTTGTTGATTTCTTTAAAAGTTATTATAACATTAATTATATGATTAATTGCGATAAAGAAACTTTATTTTTGAGTGATGATTTAGTATTTTTCACGATTGAGGGAGAGGGTGAATATGTAGGTCAACCTTCGGTATTCATGAGAATGTCTATGTGTAATCTTACATGCAAAAATTTTGCGAGCGCTGACTCACCTCATGGCTGCGACTCGTTTATCTCTTGGTCTATAAAGAATAAGATGACATTCAATGAAATCTTTGAACTTTATGAGAAGCAAAACCTTATCGAGAAGCTAAAGGCTAATGCAATTCTTAAATTAACTGGCGGCGAACCTTTAATTTCGCAAAAGCAGCTCTTGAAGTTTGTTCAGGCTTTCTCTGAAAGATACGAATTTGTTCCGCGTATCGATTTTGAAACGAATGCGACTATTATGCCTGATGAAGAATGGGTTAATCGTTGGGAGGCAACATTTACTACATCTCCTAAGCTTACTTCTAATGGAGACCCTGAAGATAAGACATACAAGCCTGAAGTACTTAAGTGGCATGTCGATCACTTCTCAGGATTTAAATTCGTAATCAATACCTCTGAAGATCTTGATGAGATTTGGCGTAAATATGTCAATGACAAGAATGGTATTAACTGTCCTTTGAATCGTATTTGGTTTATGCCATGCTGTGGTTCGCGAACTGAACATATCGAAAAAGCTCCTGCAGTTGCTGAATATGCAAAAGCTCTTAATGTTAACTTCTCTCCAAGATTGCACCTACTTCTGTGGGATAAAGCACTTAAAGTCTAATTCAAACTACTATATTATATGAAACTAAGCGTTGTTTTTACCGTACTTAACCAACTAAAAATTGATCATTGGCAGACAAAATCATATGCAGAGCATAAAGCTCTAGGTACTGCATATGAAGCATTTGATGGGTTGTTTGATAAGTTTGTTGAAATCTACTATGGTAGATTTGCTATTGACACTGAACAGAAAATATATACTATTAAGTCAGACTCATACACTAATGATACAATTGCACGTTATACTGCAATGAGAGATAGTGTTCTAGAATATCTAGGTCAACTTGTCAGTGAATATGGCGATCTTAAAAACATTGTTGATGAAATTGAAGGTGAATTCAATCACCTACTCTATAGACTGCAACAAACATAATGAACCCTAATACAATCATGTTGTGAAATCACATAAAATTCTTGTATTAAATAAATTCTACTTCCCTATCGGTGTAGAAGGTATAGAAAAAACTTTCGGTAATATCTTTTCTGGCTCAGTAACTCCTCTCGATATTTCGTATGAAACAAACGATGATGGAGATATTGACTTCGAATCGATTGAATATTTTTCTGCAGTTCATGGACCTGATGAGTGGCTCAAGCTACCTATCAGGTCGTATGACGAATACCTTCAGACAGCAAGAGGACCTGTACGTGTACCTCAGGTAGTTGTATGCGCTAACTATAGTAAAATTATCTATGCACGTATTCAGTTTCCTACCAAACATAATATCTATAAGCGTGATAACTTTACATGCATCTACACTGGCAAAAAGCTTGCTAAGCACGAACTAAGCATTGATCATGTTGTACCTCGTAGTAAAGGCGGTAAGGATACATGGGAGAATCTCGCTTGTTGCGACCGTGGTCTTAACTCTATGAAGGGTAGTATGTCGCCAGAAGAAGCAGGTCTCAAACTTCGATATAAACCGTACAAGCCGCAAAACGGTATGATTTACGATGTTTATAAAGAAGAGTGGTCTGCCTTCTTGAAAAATACATAATGTAGTGTATATATAGTATATGAGAATTGCTATATCTGGCACAGCCAACAGTGGAAAATCAACCTTACTAAAGAATTTTCTTGCTGTATGGGACAAGTATAAAACTCCTGAAAAAACATATCGCGAGGTCATAACAGAAGGTGGCCTCGCGCATTCTGCTGAAACAACTACTGATACTCAGTGGTCTATTCTCAACTTCATGGTTGATGAAATGCAGAAGCATACTAAAGACTCTAAAGTTATCTATGATAGATGTCCTCTAGATAACCTTGCATATACACTATGGGCTCATGGTAAAGGTATTGAGGGATTTGATAAGAAATTTGTTGATAAGTGTATTAACATTACAAAGGAATCAATGAGACAGCTAGATATTATCTTCTTGTTGAGATATGACCCTTCTATTACTATTGAAGAGGATGGTGTAAGAGAAACTAATCGTGAATTCATTATCGAAATTGACAATATCTTTGCAGCATTATATGAACAGTATCGTCAAAATTATGATGCTGATATATTTTACCCGTTAAATGATTCGCCTGCTGTTATCGAATTACCTACAAGTATTCAAGGTAGAGTAGATATGATTGCAGAGTATGTAACACCAGAAGGCGATTTTTACGGTGAAGAGAGTTCTATCTTTGCACCAGATAAGCTTGATGAGCTTGAACAGTTAATTAAAGCTCAGAATGAAGCTCTCAAACAAGAGCAAGCTGAGAAAGAACTTTGGAAAAAATTCGGTATTAAATAATATGTCGGAAGTAAAGGAAAGAATCGGTATTGGTATTATAACCAAAGATAGAGAAGAGTTTTTCTGGAAATGTTGGAAGTCTCTTGAGATCTGCTGTGACCATATTGATGAATATGTGGTCGTTAATGACGGCAAGCCTTATTCTGGTACGCCTACGATTTATTCAAATACTGTAGATCTAATACAACATACAAAAAATACTGGCGTTGCTATTTCAAAGAATCAAGCATTACAACATCTTTTAGATAAAGGGTGCGATCACATCTTTCTAATTGAAGACGATATGCTTATTAAAGATCCGAATATCTTTGAAGCATATATTAATGCATCAAAGAAAAGCGGCGTACAGCACATGATGTTCGGCTATCACGGACCAGCCAATAGGAATGGTGTCTCTAAAGGTAAGCCACATCCACGCTTGGTTGTAGATTATGGCGACTTCTCTCTCGCATTAAATCAACACTGTGTTGGAGCGTTTTGTTATTATACAAAAGCTTGTCTAGATGATGTAGGTTTAATTGACGAAGAGTTTCGTAATGCGTTTGACCATGTCTCGCATAGCTACGAACTCGCTCTGAAAGGTTACTCTACACCTTATTGGTGGTGGGCGGACCTCGCTAACTCAACTGACTACATCGAAGAGCAGGCATGCTCAGAAGAAAGCTCATCTATCAAAACCACAGAAAGGCAGAAAGAGTGGTATGATAATATCCGTTCGTCAGTAGATTATTTTAAATCAAAATATGGTGTATATCCATTTGGCCGAGACGGCGTTTCTGATAGTGCACAAGCAGATGTAGTTAAATTTTTAAAAGAATTAAAAGTAAATGAGAGTTGATACAGTAATACTTAGCAAGACATCAGATCTCTCTCACTATGGCCTAACATGTCGTACGATTAACAGTTTGAAGGCTAGTAATGACTACGAAGGTAAAATCGTAGTTGTTGAAAGTGAAAGTAGTAACAAGATTAAAGAAGAAGGTTTCTTATACAACGGCTGCAATGTAATCTACCCTGAATGTACGTTTAACTATAATAAGTTTTTAAATATTGGTATTACTGAATGTGTATCAGAATGGATATTACTATGTAATAACGATCTGTTCTTTTTTAAAGATTGGTGGACTCATATGTCTGAAGCAATTACAGCTAATCCAGGTGTAAGATCGTTTAGTCCATGCAGTCCAACATGGCATCTACATGCATCGCTCGACAAGTATGAAGTTGGGTATACTGTCTCGAAACACATTTGTGGGTGGTGTATTCTATTACATAGAAGCGTACTAGATACATGTAATCTATTCGACGAGACTTTTGAGTTTTGGTATCAAGACAACGATTACGCAATGACTCTTCAGAAGAATAATATAAAGCACTGCGTAGTTAAAGATTCGAGAGTCCATCATTTCGTGAGTGGTTCCCACGATCTACTTAAAGAACGTAATAATGATCTAACACATGGTCAGCAAAATAAATTTTTATCAAAATGGAAATAACATCAAAACTTACACTTCATAGCTCGTATAAACCAGATAACGATAAACTCTTTCATATAGTTATACCGACTTATAGTGGAGGGTACAAATTAGAAGTAATAATTAATTGTCTTCTTGCACAAACATGTCAAAACTTTCATATGTCTGTTATATCTGACGGTTATGAATCAACAACATATAGTCAGTTAGAGAAATATTTTGACCTTTCTAATTTTTCATATTTTAGTACAGACAAAAGATATAATGACTATGGACACACGCCGAGAGAATTAGGAATGCTATCTTCGGATTGTAAATTCACAATTATGACTGGGTTTGATAATTACTATGTTCCTATTTTCGTAGAGCGGTTTGAACAAGCATGTAATAGTACAAATAATGTGGGTTTTGTTTTCTGTGATTTTGTTTTAGATCATATAAGAGATGGTAAAAAATATAACAAGTATGTAGATTCAAAATTAGAAGTAAATTATATAGACATCGGAAATTTTGCTGCAGAAACACTGCTTATAAAGCAGACTGGTATCAAAGTACACGAATATGCAGCAGATTGGCATTTAGTTAATGATTTGATTACTGTATTAAAAACCACGGGTAAAACAATTGTTAAGGTACCACAAACTTTATACATTCACAACTAAATATGTCTTTATTTATAGTATCTTAAATTATATAAAATATGTTAATTAATATTGTAACACCTTGTTCTAGACCTGATAACCTTACAAGGATAGCGGAGAGCATTAATATACCTCGCGGCAACTATAGATGGATTGTTGTTTTTGATTCAGATGAAATTCCGAATATACAACTACCAAGTAATGCAGAGTATTATTTGCACAAAAATGAAAAGAGTGTAGCAGGTCACTCGCAGCGTAATTTTGCAAATTTATTAATAGATGAGGGTTACGTCTTAATGATTGACGATGACACAGTTATGCACCCGGAATTCTGGCAGGAAGTCAAAGAATGTAATTATGACCTAATTAGCTGGAAACAAATTAATAAGGACGGCTCGCATAGACTTAATGCAGGCATATTTACAGTTGGTAGTATAGATAGCGGGTCATTTATGGTTAAACGAGAAGTTATAGGCAATTTGCAATGGCAGCTTGATGCTTATCATAGTGATGGTCTTTTCGCAGAAGAAGTAAATAAAAAAACTAATAACAAGTTTAGTATTGATAAATACATTTCATTCTATAATTACTTAAGATGACATACGACGAGAAAATTAATTTATTATTACAAACACCAAGAGTATACTGGTCACCATTGGAAAAAGAAAACTGTGTAGACGGTCTTATTGATTTATGTAAAAGGTATATAACGTATGCAGATTCCGGAGTGGAAGTAGGTTGTTTTTCTGGTGTGAGTAGCAGGGTAATTGCATTACACTGTAAGCATCTAGATTGTGTTGATCCATGGAGTTGGGCTGCTGTTGAGCAAGCTGAAAAAATGTTTGATTCAATGTTACATGAATATACAAATATTAAGAAAGTAAAATTACCAAGTGTAGAAGCATCTGAGCTATATGAAGATAATTCTCTCGATTTTGTCTATATAGATGCTGATCATACATATGAAGCTGTTGTTCAAGATATTACTGCATGGAAACATAAAGTTAAATCCGGAGGCTATATAGCAGGTCATGATAGTTATATGCCAGAAGTATTGCAAGCTGTGAAGGATTGCTTAGGAGAACCGACTGAGATCTTTTCAGATACGAGCTGGATATATAAAATGTAATAAATTATTTTATAATTAAAAATATTGAATTACAACCATTATATATTACAATAGCTATATGATTATTGAACAACCTATTTACAATGGTGACTTGATTCATAGGCGCTTTGCTTATCAGTACTTTAAGAAGCAAGTATCCCCTGTTGGTAATATTGTATCGTTTAGAGCGCCTATGTTTGTAAGCGATAACCTTATTGACCTTGAAGACTCTCTGACTAAAGACTATATCTATAGCGATGATGCTGTAAACTTCTGCTGGGAAATTCCTAACCTATGCCCTGTTGGTGCTGTCGCTTTTCAACGACTGCTCAATACTGGAATTGCAAATATTCTATCTGATCTTATTCGTAAACCGATTGAGATGAGAGGTGATGACTTAATGGTTCATGATACCTTCCTTGGCTCAGATAAGACTGAGCGCTCAGTTGGTAAAGTGAGCGTTTCTATCACTTACTCGAAAGATGGAGTGGCGATTGGTCATACAGGTATCAATGTGAATGCAGGCAAGAAAGCTCCTGGCTTTGCATATAGCTCACAATTGACTGATGAAGGAGTTAAAGAACTTCAGCTTGCTGTTATTGAGTATTTCAATAAAGAAGTTGCTGATATCTTTGTTGCTACATCAAAAGTTATTGTATGAACTTCTTTACACTAATACAGAACCTATTATTCAAACCTACTAAGAGGGACGAGATAACAGTTGAAGAAATTCAACTGTTTGTTCCTTATATGATCAATAGATGGCTTTCGTTTTCGGATAAGACGAAAGCCACTTTTGTCAATCATACACTCAACAAATTTTCTATGTTGTTTGATGACAAGGTAGAGATGTATAAGTTGTATGACAATCTCATTCCTAAATCTAGATTCAAGCGCATTCAGTATGTTAAGAAAGTAAAGAAGGATGAAGAAGAAAAGAATGAGGATGAACTAATTTTCATTCAAGCAAAAAATAACTGTCTTTCTACAAGAGAGTTGAAAATGTATATGGCATTATCTGAAACTCTGTGTAAATAGTTTTACAATGCCAGCGGATATCGATGTTATCAAGCCAACGAGAAGTCTTATTGACCTCTCTTCTACTCAATCAGGAGATTTTGGTCTCGATGATTTCAAACTTAAGTTTCTTTTTGATGATATTATTCTCGTTGAATATATTGATATGACGGAGACAGGAGAAGTCTTACGTGGAGGACTTTATATTCCATCAAACGCTCTCACAAAAGCATGGAGAAAAGCAGTCGTTATTCTTGCTGGACCTAATGTTAAATACGCGAAGAAAGGTGACATTGTAGTGTTTCCGAACAACCTTGGTGTGACAGTTGCTAACATGGAAGTTGCAGGTCATGGTAAAATCTCAAATGGTATCTTCTTAAACGAATCAAGAGTATTCGGTATCTGCGAACGTAAAGCTTAATTATGGACGTAGCTACGCTAGAAAATTTGTTGCTCAATAACGTACTTGATGTACGTTTTGTTAGACGTATTCCTATACCAGGAAAAGCTCCTACGCGTAGAATGCTGTGTACAAAGAGCTATGATTTGCTCAACACAGTAAATGGTAAGGTTGTGCTTAACTATAAACCACCTAAGACAGGTAAACAGTTTAGTGAAAGATCAGAAGGAGCTGTTGTTGTGTGGGATATTTTAATGCAAGATTATAGAGTAGTCTCTGCAGAGCATGTACAAGTTATTAACAAAATTCCTGCTGATGATAGCTTCTGGGAATATTTTAACAAAAATATCTATGTTCTGAATACAGAGCAAAAGATAACATTTATGGATTCATGAGTATTGATTATTATAGCGATAAGTTACAAAAACTCCTTCAGTCAAGAGTTGTAATAAAGTGCAACAAAAAGACTCTTAAGAGTGGTGTTGTTAAATTGTTTAACATTAAACAATACTTTATCAAACTGTATATCCAGACCGATAAGAAAGAAGACAAGATACTCGAGCTACCGTATCCCTTTCTTATTCAAGATAATGGAGATGGTGTAACATTGAATTACCATCTCTCTTCTCTGTCGAACAATCACAGAGAAATTAATAAATTGTTAGCGACGGTAAATTCAAATACTGCTAACAAAATTTATAATAATATTATCACAATCACTCCTGTAAACTAAACGAACTATGATATACTATTATTGAATGAGTAGTATATTAGATTCTTTTCCTGATAAGTTTAATCCGAGCAAGTCGCAAGTCAATCTTCTTAATAGTATTGACGAGGCATTTAAGTCTGGAGTTAAGTTTGTTGTATGTAGTGCGCCTACTGGTTCAGGTAAGTCGTTTATTTCTAAGACGCTTGGTAATTATGCAAATGAGCCAAGCGAAAAGTTTGTTGATCTTGTAACAAGCTATAAAATTTTTAAGCGTAGTCAGACTGGTGGCTATGCACACGAAGATGTTATTGATGAAGAAAAGCCATTCGGTGCATTTGCTTTAACTCTTACAAAGGCTCTGCAAGATCAATACAAAGATCTCTTTGAAGAAGCAGGCGTTTTGAAAGGCAAGATAAACTACCAGTGCACTTATGATACAGATTTTACTGTTGAACACGCTCCATGCGTTCATCTAAAAGAGATTAAAGATAGCTGCTGGAAGCAAAATTCATGTCCATACTATGCAGCACGTAATAATGTCATTGTAAATAACTTCTCTGTTCTCAACTATAACATGTTTCTTGCAATGCCATCTCATGTTAAGCGTCGTGAATATATTGTATGCGACGAGGCTTCAGAAATTGAAGACATGCTTGTTAAGGAATTTACTTGTGATATTGTCTTTGATGTATTGAAGAAATCTAAGGTAGATGTGCCTGCAGTGCCGCTTACTGTCGCATACGATAAGATGAGTAACTGGGTAGGCGTGTTAGCTAATCGTGTCAAAGCGCAGCTCGAAGAAATCGAAGAGAAACTTACTAAAAGAGATCTTAAAAAAACGCAAGTGCAGTCTGCAATTCGAGTCGAATACGATGTGCTGACAAGGGTGTATAACAAGCTTAAAACTCTGATCGATACATGGTATGACAGTGAGTATGTTATTGATAGGTATGATAAAGGAATTAAGTTTATACCTTTGAAGGTCGATAAGCTCGCAGGTAAAATCTTTGACTATGCAGATAAGGTTGTATTGATGTCTGCAACAATTATTGACCCTGCTAGCTTCTGTAAAGCTCTTGGGATAACTGAGTATAAGTACGTTGAAGCAGATTCTACGTTCGACTCTAAGAAAGCTCCAATCTACGCGACAACTAAGGTTAAACTTAACTACAATAACTTACAAACAAACTTGCCAGGTATCATTAAGCAAATTCAAGCAATCTGTGATGCGCATCCAGATGATAAGGGTATCATTCATACTCAGACGAATGCTATTACGATGGAGCTGAAGAGACGTCTGAAGAATAAACGGTTGTTGTTTCGTGAAGTAGGTGTACGTAATGAAGAGATTCTTGACATTCACTATAATACTGATGAGCCAACTATCCTTGTATCTCCTAGTATGTCTCATGGTGTTGACTTGAAAGGGGACTTAGCTAAGTTTCAGATCGTTATTAAAGCGCCTTACTTACCTATTGCTGATAAACGTATTGAGAAGCTTATGAAGGGTGATTTTCAATGGTATCAAAATAAGATGTTGAGCTCTTTTATTCAAGCGTGTGGTAGAGGTGTAAGATCTAAGGATGATAGCTGCGTGACTTACGTTATGGATTATGCTATTGTTGAGAGTATTATTCGTAGTAAAGATAAGATTCCGAAATACTTTTTAGATCGTTTCCAATAGACTAAATAGACTTGTGAAAAACAAGTCGTTCTTTTTTGAGATAAAAGATATTATGACGCAGTTTGTGGCTGCGTTCGACGATTGTATTATTTCGAGATATAATAAGAGTCGTGTTGAGCAAGAAAAAATAGAAGTACGTTATGTGTTCAAACCAAAAGAACGCGTAATGTATGATATTGTAAATAAAGCGCAAAACATTACTCTGCCTGTTGTTGCAATTAACATTACAGGCATATCTCGAGATCAATCTCGAGTATTTAATAAGCTAGAGCCTGCATATCTCCCTATCTCTACACAAGGCGGAAACTTAAAATCATCTAAACTGCTTCAACCAGTACCAGTCAATATCAATGTTTCTTTCTCTGTGTTGGCAAAGTACATGCTCGATATGGATCAAATCTTGAGCAATTTTGTACCATATGCAGACCCGTATATTATTTTATCGTGGCTTGTGCCTGCAGAGCTAGGTTTGCCGAATACAGAGATAAGAACTGAAGTCTTGTGGAGTGGAGATATATCGCTATCAACACCTATCGAGACAACATACTCAGATCAGTTTCAAAGTGTAGCGGACACAAGCTTTACAATCAAGACATGGTTGTTCAAGCAAGAGCAAGAACCAGAAGGTTTAATTTATAGAGTTAATAATAACTTCCATACTGTAGGTTCTGATCAAATCTTTAAACTTATTAACCCTTATCAGACGCTAAGTTCGTATGATACAACAGATGTAGTTACTGTCTCAGGTTCACCGAGTATAACAAATTTGTTTTATACATTATCAGGTACAACAGTACCAGTTACTTCGCCAATCAATATCAAGAAGAATAAAGATAATCAATTTATTGTATGGGGCAAAAACTTTGAGTATAGCACTAGCTTTTACTTGAGTAGTAACACTCCTAATTTCTTCACAGGTTATACTCAGTTAAGTACCTTCTATAACCCGGTTATTAGCGCGTATGGTGTTGATCAATTCACGAGCGTGTTAAATTCAAACATAGCTACGATCTATATACCAACAAGCACGCTATCTGCAAACGGTAATTTTACAATAATAGCATCAAATGTTGTAGGTTGGTCATCAACTAGCAATGGATATGTTATAAGTGTTGACTAAATATCTTAACAAATGCCTAGTCCTAGTACAACTCCAAATCAGAATCAAAATTATACTGGAGATTCAGGTCGCTCAGCTACATTCGGGCGTAACTTAATGACATACATTAAGAATCGTATTCCGTATGCGAATATTATTGATACCGAAGAGAACGAGTTAAATCCAAAATATCGTACATTCGCAGAGGTAGGAATGAGACGAAGTGAAGCTCTAGCGAAGAACTCTGTATCAGCTTCGAATCCGTATAACAACTTACCTATTGGTGCAATGGGTAAAGACACTTCATTTGGAAGTGTAATGTATGCTAACATTCAGGAGAATAAAGGTGCAAGAATTCGTGACTATAGAGTCATGGCAGCTTATTCAGACGTATCCGATGCCTTAGATGAGATTTGCGATGAAGCTATCAACACTGATGAAGATGGTAACGAGCTCAATATTAAGTTCCGTGATGTAGAATTAGCTAGCGCAGAAAGAGAAGGTATTGTTGAAGAATTTAACAAGTATGCCAACTACTACGACTTTAAGAATAAAGGCTGGCAGTACTTTAGACAGTTTTTAATTGAAGGTGAATTGTTCTTCGAACAGATCATACATTCTGATTACGTAAACGAAGGTGTACTTGGTACACTTAACTTACCATCAGAGCTGATTGATCCTGTATACAATAACATTCAGAATATGATGGTTAAGGGGTTTATATATCGTAAGCCTATTTTCGACCCTAACAAGCCTGATAAGATTGAAAAATACGAATATATTCCATTAGATGAAAACCAGATAGTTTATATCAACTCTGGTCTCATGAATGAGAATATGACATTCGTAGTTCCGTTTCTTGAAAACGCTAGAAGAGCTTACAGACAATTATCACTTATTGAAGATGCGATCGTTATCTACCGTCTCGTAAGAGCACCTGAAAGACTCGTCTTTAATGTTGATGTAGGTAACATGCCTGCGCCTAAAGCTGAAGCGTACCTTAAGAAACTAATTAGTAACTATTGGTCTTCTAAGACATTCGATATCAATCAGAATGATATTGTTAAGAAGTTTAATCCACAGTCGATGCTAGATGCATTCTGGTTTCCTAAGAGACAAGGATCTGAAGGATCAAGTGTTACAACACTACCAGGTGGTCAGAACTTAGGTGAGCTATCAGACTTAATGTACTTCATTAAGAAGTTGTATAGGTCGCTTAAAGTACCAACATCGCGTCTCGACCCTGAAGATTCGTTCAAGGATGGTCAAGAGATTTTAAGAGAAGAGCTAAAATTTGCTCGCTTTATTATCCGTCAACAGCAACGCTTTGCAGCTGGTATTAAGAAAGGCTTTATTACCCACCTTAAATTAAAAGGTATATGGGATAAGCACGATCTTAATGAGACTAACTTAGATATTGCATTTAATGTACCAACAAACTTCTATGAGTTGAGAAATAATCAACGCATGGAGATGAAGGTAGCAGCGTATAATAATGTTGCAAGCAATGAGTTTATTTCGAAGACATTTGCTCAGAAGAAATACCTTGGATGGAAAGATAAAGATATTCTTGCTAATAGAGAGTTTCTTAGAAAAGATGCTGAGCTACAATGGGAGCTTGGACAAATTAGTCAGAATGGTCCAGGTTGGAAAGAAGCTATCATGGCAGGTGAAATTGCTGGCGGTGAAGCAGGAGGAGAGATGGGCAATGAAATGGGAGGCGCTCCACCGCCAGGCGGCGGAGCTGGCCCAGGTGGACCTCCTCCAGATTTCTCAGGCGGTCCAGCAGCTCCTGAAGGAGGCGCTCCTCCACCTGAAGAAGGTGCACCAGCTGAACCACCACCTGCTTAAATAAAATTATATGTCAACAGCATGCCAAATAACGCCAATATCAGCGTTTCAGTCTACTAATCTTAACAATAAGATTGAAACGTTTAATGATCTAGGTGATAGAATTAAAAGGTCTCTAGGGTGGCCAGTTATCTCTGTAGAAGTACACCAGGATCAATTGTTTCAAAATATTCAGATTGCTATTGAATTCTTTTCAAAGTTCGCTGGTTATACAGAAGAGTTTATTGTTTTTGATTCGAATCTATACGAGAGAAACAAAGGTATCAGACTCGATGTATTGTTTACTCTAGGTAGAACAACACTTACAAACGAACAAAAGGTTGCTAAGACATCTGCTAATAATAATCCAGATTACACTGTAACACTTCCTCCTACAGTGTATGTTGCTACATCAGCGATAAATTCATCACTGTTCACTGGTTCATCTGCTCTCTCAAGTCTATTTACAGATGGTATCTATGAGCTTGAATTGCTTGACCAGACTCTGTATAGTTCTGTAACAGCATATAACACATCATTATCTGCATACTTCAGACCATCTGTTAATAGAAGTTTATCTCTTCAATCGCAAGATACTACAGCTACTAACTACTCTAATGTATATGACTACGATCTAATGGATTATAGAAAGGTTATATCTGTGATTAACTTTGAAGAAGGTTCAAGTCAAAGTATCAATACGCTCTTTACTATCGAACAAACACTCGCACAGCAGACATACTTTAGTTATGCTATGGGTAATTATGGCTTTGACCTTGTATCATGGTACACTGTTAAAGAATGGTTAGATACACGTGAAAAAGTACTTGCTACCCGTAAGGACATTAAGTTTGATGAGAGAACTCAATATTTAACAATGTACCCACAACCTGGAGCTTCGATGTTCTATGGCGTATTAGGTTGTTATATCGAAAGACCTATTCGTGATATTATTAAAGAGCAATGGGTATATGCATACGCACTTGCTTTAACTAAGATTACTATTGGTAGAATCCGTGGTAGATTTAGCGGTGTATCACTTCTAGGTGGCGGCAGTTTGAATCTAGATATCCTTCAAGAAGGCTTATCAGAAAAAGCTGAACTCGAAAAATCTCTTATGGAAGGTGCAAATCCAGGATTTGGAGATGGTTCTCCGCCATGCTTCTTTGTTGGATGAATAAGAAATATAGACAAGGTATTTTTGTACCGAAGAATCCGGATAAATTTATCGGTACAAAAGCTGTATATCG